CTTGATCCAACCCTAAATCACAGTTAGCATGCCTCTACTTATTGAATTTCGATATCCCTTTTCAAACAGTAGATGCCACTTACAGACGCGGAGGTTAGAGCTCAAACCGCGGAGCTAGAGCAGGAGCAAATTTCCCTGGCGGGTGATGAGCCAATGGATGAAGATCTCCTGGAATCTATTGTTGCCGGGCTTATTGAGGACGCCCAGGATTATATTGATCATTCTGAAGCCCAGGACCGCAACCTGGCGAATGATTACTATCATGGACGGCCCTTTGGTAATGAAGAGGACGGCCGCAGCCAGGTAGTAGATAGGACACTCCGTGATACTGTAGCACTAATGATGCCGCAGATTATGCGGACATTCTATGGTTCAGAACGTGTTGTCGAATTCCAGCCTCGGGGTCCCGAGGATGTTGCAATGGCTGAACAGGCCACGGACTATGTAAACCAGGTTTGCATATCCCAGGACAACGAAGGTTTTTCGACCTTTTACAATATCTTCCGCGACGCCCTGGTTAAAAGAGTTGGTGTGGCAAAAGTTTATTGGGAACGCCGCGAGGAAGTAGAGCACGAAGAATATACAGGACTGGACGACCAGGGTTTCCAGGCATTAATGCAGGATCCAGATATAGAAGGTAGCTCTGTTGAGTCGTACCCGGATCCCGATTTTGTACCACCGCCACAACCACCGCCACAACCGATCTCTCCCGGCGGACCGCAGCCCGTGCCGCAGCAGAACATGGAAGCTCCAATGCTGCACGATGTTGTGATCCGCCGTCTCACAGTAGACGGTAAGATCAGAATAGAGTCCCTACCTCCGGAAGAATTCATAATAGATCGCCGCGCCACTGGGCTTGGTGAAGATGAGTTTACTATCTGCGGGCATCGCCGTTATCTGACCGTCAGCGAACTCGTTAGTATGGGGTATGATTATGAAGAAATGCTTGACCTGGCCGGGGATGAAGATGCTTTCGGCACGAATACAGAGTTTATGTCGCGTAATCCGATGGGTAATTACGCAGATCAGTTGGACGCTGGAGAGGCGAACAAGCGCGTTTTATATATTGAAGCATTTGCGAAAGTCGATTATGCGGGCAATGGGATCGCTTCTCTCCGCCGTTTTTGTTGCGCTGGTTCTCATTTCAAAATTCTTCATCATTCTCCCGTTAATTTTCTACCATTCCAAATTTTCTCTGGCTATAAGGAACCTCATTTGTGGAAGGGGCATAGTGTCGCGGATTTCACAATGGACCTACAGAAAATTAAGAGCTCCGTTTTACGTTCAACATTAGACAGTCTCAGCAAGAGCATTCATCCCGACACCTGGATGGTTGAGGGGAGTGTTTCGCTCGACGACCTGACTTCTAACCGTGTCGGAAAAATCATCCGCACCAGGGCTCCAGGAATGATGGGTGAGCTCAATAAGAGTTTCAACGGGAAAGAGTCATTCCCGATGCTGCAATATTTAGATGAGCTAAAAGAGTCCCGCACTGGCATGAGCAAAGCGAGTATGGGCCTTGACGCTTCAGCGCTCCAATCCAGCACAAAAGCGGCAGTTTCCGCGACAGTTGCAGCATCGGCTGCACAATTAGAGCTCGTATGTAGAGTCTTTGCAGAGACTGGCATGAAACCCCTGTTTAAGAAGATATTAAAGCTGCTCCATACACACCAGGACAAGGCTCGAATGGTACGTTTACGCAACGAATGGGTGCAGATTGATCCAAGTACCTGGAACGAAATGGATGTTTCTGTGAACGTAGCTCTCGGACTTGGAACAAACGAAGAGAGAATGGGAATGCTGGCAGGTTTAGCTGCAAAGCAGGAAGCAATCCTGGAGAAGCAGGGACCCGAGAATCCCCTGGTAAACTTCCAGCAATATCACCACACCCTGGCAAAGATGACCGAATTATCCGGATTCAAGGATGTTCAGTCTTTCTGGACTAATCCTTCGACTTATCAAGCACCGCCTCCGCCGCCTCCACCCGAAGATAGCCCGGATGAGATTTTCGCAAAAGCACAGGCTGCAAAGGCGACCGCGGATATAACCAGGGACCAGGAGAAATTAAAATTAGATCGCGAGAAAATGATCCGCGAAGATGACCTGAATAGGGACAAATTAGATGCAGAGCTCTCCATGAAAAAAGACGAGCTCGAGAATAAATATCAAACAACAATAGATCAAACGGAAGTCCGTGGGCAGATTGAGAAGGACCGCGAGCAGATAAAGCTGGAGCAGATGCAAAGCCAGCAAATGCAGCAAGCACCTCCGATGCCCCCTGGCGATATGAACCCGCAGCAAATGGGTCCGCCAATGCCGGAATTTCCACCTGACCAGATGCCATCGTGAGAAAGAAAAAAGGGATCTCTGAGCCTAAGACAGTGGACGAGAAGATCCGACAAGGAACCTCCGCAGCAGCGGTTGTAAATTCTCCAGTTTTCCAGGACGCATTTGAGATCCTGGAGGAGAGATATATTAGTAACTGGATTTCCAGTTCGGTTGAAGACAAGGACAAACGCGAAGTTCAATTTATGTCTTTGCGAGTCTTATCTGAAGTCCGCCTGGAGTTAGAGTCCATGATAAATAGCGGTAAATTGGCCGCTAGACACAATCAATAGGGATTCGCTATTAGCGAACAACCCGGAAAGTAAAATATGGCTGAAGAAATCGAAGGTGAACAAATCCCGCGTGCGGGGTCTGCACTTGATGAAGCAGCAGCAGTTTGGGGTAAGGCATTGGCCCTCGAATCTGGCGAAGAGCCAGAGAGCGAAGATAACCAACCCGACCCGGAGGTTCCTGAAGAAGAGGAACCGGAAGAGGATGAGCAGGATGATGAATTAGAGGAGGAAGAAGAAGACGAAAAAGCAGAACCAGAGCAACAACTTTACAAAGTGCGCTCGGATGGTGAGGACCTAAATGTTGGTTTGGATGAATTACTCTCCAGCTACAGTCGTCAATCTTCTTACACTAAGAAGTCACAAAGTCTTGCAGAGGCAAAAAAAGCCTTCGAGCAAGAGTCAGCAGATTCGAGAGAAATTAGAGCTCAGGCTTTACAGATTCTCGAAAATGCGAAAGCTGCACAAACTCAAGCGCCACAAAAGGATGCGCAATACTGGCAAGATCTAAAGACAATGGATCCCATGCAGTACCTCGTCGAAAGAGACGAAGTTCGAGAACAGCAATTTCAGTCGCAGTACCAGGATCAGCAAATAGAGATGCTGAAAGCCCAGGAAGCTGCGGAGCAGAGAGCTAATCTCGAAAGTTATGTTGACTCACAGAAGGGAGTTCTTACAGAACTTATCCCGGAGTGGGCTGATCAGAAAGTGGCTGATGCAGAAAAAAAATTAATTCTCGCATACGGTCTAAAGACTGGGTTTTCCCAGGAAGAGCTAGACAACACATTTGATGCTCGCGCAGCAAGTACAATGAGAAAAGCTGCACTTTACGATCAGTTAACAACTAAGCGCAAAGGTTTAAAGCCTAGCGTTAAAACTAGCATGAAAGGTGGTTCACAATCTGATCCCAGGACTGTCAAATCCGGTAAGGCGTCGGCAAGGTTAAAGAAATCGGGCAGTATCGATGATGCAGCCTCGGTTTTTTTCAATATGATTCGTTCTAAATAAGGAAAAATACTATGGCAATTGTTAGTAACACTTTTGAAAGTTACCAGGCTATAGGCAACCGGGAGGACCTCGCAAATACGATATATAATATATCGCCAAGTGACGTACCTTTCATGTCTATGATTGGACGTTCAAAAGCAAAAAATACACTCGTAGAGTGGCAAACAGATGCGTAAACAGAACTAGCGCCCTTGTCCAGTAATGGGCATTGCAAATCCTGTGAATTGCGGGGAAGTCCAGAACGGATAATCCGCAGCCAAGCCTCCAAGGGAGGAAGGTCCAACGACCATTCCGAAAGGAAGTACACTCAAGTGAGTGGAAGCGCAGGAAACCCCGGCAGGGGTTGTGAGATGGTCTCATCTAATTAGGAATAATTAGCAGCCTAACGGCGGTCCAAAGATTAACGACTTTGGGCGAAGATAATGTAGCTTCGGCAGTCGCAACAAACGCTCAAATTGAAGGCGATGAGTACGCTTTCGACGCAGTCGTACCAACGGTACGCTTGAGTAACTATACTCAAATATCTCGTAAGACAATTATCGTGTCTGGTTCCCAGCAAGCTGGAAATCATGCAGGAGTCACAAACGAGATTGCATATGGCCTTGCTAAGAAGAGCAAGGAGCTCAAGCGCGATATGGAATCGTGTTTGACCAATAAAGTGGCTAAGGCCGTCGGTGCTTCAGGGACTGCCAGGACGCTCGGTGGACTTGAGACTTGGATATCTTCAAACACATCCCGTGGCTCAGGTGGAGCCGGGGCAGGGGCTGGAGCAGCGCCAACCGATGGCACTCAACGCGCCGTGACGGAGGCGATGGTTAAGGCTGTTATACAAAGCTGTTATTCAGCGGGTTCTGACAGTAATACAATCATGTGCGGTCCTTTTAACAAGGGAAAAATCAGCGCCTTTACTGGAAGATCTAGCGCACGTCAGAACGTGGCAGCGACGACGATCCAGGCAGCAGCCGACCTTTATTCTTCGGATTTCGGAGATTATAAGGTAATGCCCAATAGGTTCCAAAGAGATAGGAGTATTTTTGTCCTGGATCCGGATTATTGGAGTGTTGCTTACTACCGCGATTTTAAGCAAGAGGAAGTTTCAAAAACCGGAGACGCAATTAAGCGCGCACTTTTGGTGGAATTTTCGCTTGTAGCGAAAAATGAAGGAAGTTCCGGAGTAGTTGCGGACCTTACAACTTCATAATTTAAGGTAACATGAGCGCTAATAAGCGACTCCTAGACTGGTCTCAGAATCGGAAGGAAATTTTCCACTGGGACCAGCATGAGGGCAAAACAATAATTCAAACGCAAGAGGACTGCGAACCGCTGATTAAAGTGGCAAAAGATATGTCCGAATTGCAACCCAGTAAAGAGTGGAGACATTCTGCGGTTATCCCGCAGTTTGTACTTGATCAATCCATGAGAGAGAAATGGGAGCCAAAAGATTGGAAAAAGTGGGCAAACGATTCCCACAACAAGATGTTCAGGACCTGGCCGGGCAGACTCTAAAAGTCGCCGTTGTCATTCCGTCATGTTCGGGAGTATGGCCAGCAAAGTTCGGCGAATCCCTGGCGAATATGGTCGCGCATTTTCAGAAGAGCGACTTTGATGGAGAGCACGATATAAAAGTCTTTTCCTTTTGCGGAAAAGTAATGCCGGAGGTCCGGCATCATTTAATAGGAGAGTCAGTAGCCTGGGGAGCAACGCATTTATTAATGCTGCAACCCGAGCTCACTTTCCCGGCGGATTCGATACACCAGTTACTTTCCAGGGGAAGAGGAGTAGTTGCTGCGAACTATCTGAAGAATATAGTCTCCGGGGAGTATGCAGCATACAGGGGAGGCGGATTTGTAAAACCGGATCCAGTTTTACCGGAAACCGAGGAAGTCGATGGAGTTGCACCTG